TCAATATCAACCAAAGCTTCAACATTTCAAAAACCTATGACATTCAACTATAAAGATGTATATGCAAAATATGGTGACCACTTTCCATGTGCATTAACAGGTAGACCATTAGACTTTAATAAACCAAATACCTACGAGTATGACCATATCATCCCATCCTCACGTGGTGGTGATAACTCTCTAAGCAACCTGCAAATACTATGCCCAGAAGCAAATCAAGCAAAGGGCAAACTCACAGATCAAGAGTTCATAGAACTATGCAAAGAAGTTGTAATACATGCAGGGCATAAAATCTATAAACCCATAGATATGTAATTCTTTCTCAGGTATTACCTAGTAATTCAAGCACCACACTCCATACCTACTAGATAAACTACAACTACCCTACAAACACATACAGGCTCTGCATGGGGGGTATGGGGGTATCAAACATGGAAGCGTGGAGGTATGCCCCCACATCGTAACCAGACGCAAGCAACGCCCCCAACGAGGGGGCAATATTGCAAAAAAAGTTACGTGGGGGGTGATAATAATATAGAAAGAACGCAGGCAAGCCGGGCTACCCCCTCCCCCCTACCTAGTGCAAATACATAAATACACGCAAAGATTGCTTTACAGGTGTATATCAGCGTGCTTCGTTATTACTAGTGACAACGCAAGGTGCATAAACAGTGGGATTCAGCTTGCAAGCTTGGCAAGTTTGCACGATTGCAAGCAAAACGAGAGCTTGCACGCTTGGTATGTTGGAATGGGATTAATGTATTTATGTATATAATGCATATAGTGTAAGTACATATCATATGTATTTTAAAAATGTGCTACCATCTCGAAATGCTTTTTATTGCAAGTAACTTGCATTAAGGATTCCATGGTTGCACGTTGCAAGCTCCACAAGATTCCATGTTATATTAATACTTGGTCCAGGCTTTCATGCTTTCATATTTTCATGTAATTAATTTACATACTTTGCATTGCGCCGTTGCGTTCGCGGAGCGAACAATGGGCGGCATGCTGCATGTATAGTAAGTTGCAAGCTTATTTACTTATTGAGTGTCAAACGGCTACAAATGTATTTTTATGCTTGCAATGGCAAATAAATGCATTTACTGTGCATGAATCCAAAGCGAGATTACTCGCATTTATTATTACTAAATTACTACTATGAAATATTCAGAACTTAAAGACGCGCAGCAAAGCGCTTTTAATAACTTTGAAGGCATCTTTTTTGCTTTCGATAATAAACAGTTTGACACGGGCCTTGCAAAGCTTGGTGCAAGCAAATTAGATATTATACAGTGCAGCGCTGGTATGTTTTTACTCAAATCCAGGGAAGCCGCGCTGGATACTTTGCTTGAAACAAGCAATAAGGAAATGAAAGAAGCACTAAAGGATGAAACCTTTTTGCAAGATGCGCTTACTTACGAACTTTGCAATCATGAATACTGCATAACAGGCAGCACAAGAGACGCGCTTGCAGCTCTTGATCTTACATATGAAGAAATACCAGCGCATGTAATGAAAGCCAGCAGGATAGCAGCAAGCAAAGATTATTAACCTTACATACTACAAACAACTAAATTTCAATACCATGTCACACTACGAAATTAGCATAATCATACTCGCACCATACGCCATCCTTGGCGCTTGGATCGCAATTCAAACAATACTTACAAGAAAGAACTAATTATGACTACAATTAACCAACAGAAGGCAATGTTTTACAATGCAGGATTAATGGCAAATATTACAATGCTAGCGGAACGTGTAAAACGTACTTTAGATTTTAAATATCTTGAAACTTGTGACGAAACAGAGTTGCGCCAATTGCAAGATAATTTGATCGAGCAATATAACAACTTATTAGCAAAGGAGAAACTAGCATGAACCAAGACTTACAACATTTTATCACTGAGCATTGCAAGCGCATTGCAACTTTACAAAACAGCCAAGATCCTAACAAGCACGCATTAATTGCATTACTTGCAAAGGAGATCGGACAAGCAAAGGAGAAACTAGCATGAAAATATCTACAGAAAAATTATTGTTACGTACAAAGCAAGATAATGTCTGGTCTTTAATATGGGATGCGGAAAATACAAGCGAGGGAAAATATAAATACTCTCTCGCTGACTATCTTGACGCAAAAAAAGTTTATAAAGAAGCTGAAGAGAGACTGAACGAGATACACGAGGAAGAGTATCCGGCAAACTTGCAAAATATTAACTACTCTAACAACGCATGAAACACGCCACACAACTCTTTCCAATCGCCGTGTCTCGCCTGATTGAGATAGGCGAGAAAGCGAGGAAACAAAGAGAGCAAAGGGAGCGTGCTGGGCGTGTGGCAAGGCCTCGTGAAACGAGGGCATGCATGCATGCAGCATGTAAGGAGAAACAACTTAAATTACAATTACAAACAAGGATATAATTATGAGCAAACCAGCACAAAATATTGATTTATGGAAACAAGCAAACTCTACACTTGAAAATATTGAGGAGGAGTTAAGAGAAGCACGTTTTCATAATGATACAGAATCAATTGAGTATTTCTTGAAAGAGAAACGAGATACTCACGCACTACTTACACAACTTGAAACAAAAGGAGAAACAGCATGAAAGAATCAATACTTTGGGGCATCAAAAAGGGAGATCCGGATTGGATGCAAGAAATCATTACAAACGACAAACGCAATTTTGAGAAAGCGAGAGCCTGGGCTAAGAGAAACGGGTTTGATCGTTTTAGAGTTGCTGAAATTAACATGAGTCAAGCGCCTGACTTTACAAAAACATTACAAACAAGCGCATGAAAATAACAAAAGAACGAGCAAAAGAATTGCGTTGGCTTGGTGCTGTTTGGCCTAACCAAGAACGTTGCAAGAATATCAAACCAGAAAGCGAGGGGGAAAGAAAGCGAGTGAAAGAAATATGGGACAAGAATCCTTCCGGCTTTTCTTCTTATTACTCCACACTTTGCGATATTGAGCAAGGGAGGGTTGAAGGATGAAAGTCTTACAAGATCCATTAGGGGGCTGGTGCGTTGCAAATCATATTAATGGGTCAACCTGGTCAATTATCAAAGGCAAGTTTGACACAATGAGAAACGCGCAAGCTTGGTTAAATCGATACAGACAAACAGAAAGATTATTTAAATGAGAATAGCAGCACACAAACAAGCACCTAAGCTTACAAGCTTCGAGGTCTTTGCATACAAGCAAATCAAGGGCCAGCGTGCCTGTATGAAGGTTCTAGAGGTGGAAGCGAGAACTGCGCAGGATGCAGGCAAGACCGGGCAAACATTTAGCAAGATGATGAGCTATGAATATTCACATGTGAAGGAGGTAAGGTAATGAGCAAACAAGACAAAAATGACCTGTTACCCAAGCTCGCACTTGGCTTGGCGCTCTTCATAGCGATGAAGTTTGTGCCGAAAGTGCTTGCATGGTGGGCTAAGAGAAACAAGAAACAAATCAACTAAAAATATACTATGAATAATTTACAAAAAGCAATTGAATCAGTTAAACTACACCAAGAACCTGGTCACATACCATCTGATGAGTTAGTGCTTGCAACTGCAAATAAGTTTGGGGTTGAGCCGGATCTTATCATGCTTCCATTTATCAATGAAGATAATGCAAGACCAATCAAGTCACTTACCATTGGAGAAATGGCAGAGAAGCAAGGTAAAGATGGCAAGCGTGCAAGAAGGTTCTTGCGTAGTGGTTTAGACTCCAAGCTTGATTACAATGAGCAAGTACAGAACCAAACTATTGGAAAGGATGGAGTACCAGCATGAGTGCAGACAAATGGCAGAAAGAGGTAGAGGCAGAACTAGGATACCGCAAAGGATATCTTGCAAGCATGATGTCAACAAAAAGAGAAATACAAACTTTGAAAAAAACTTCGGAGGGTGCATGAACACTACAAACTTGGACAAAATCAAAGAATTAACGGAAGCACTTGAAGAATCCATCAAATGGTTGGAATGTACAGAAGATGGTACAGATGAACAGATTAAGAGAATCTTTGGCAAGGAAACTGTAGACATGTTAAACCGCCATAGAAATATCGTGAAAAAAACTTCGGAGGCTAGTGTTTTCCCTTGGGAAGAGAAACAGGAGATGCAGCGTAAATTAATCTATGAAACAGATCCAAGGTTAGATCCAAACTTTGAATCTAGTGAAGGAGTACCAGCATGAGTGAAGAACAAGAAGATATTTTAGAAACCTTTTGTCTTGTGGCTAAATATGGAGACATGTCAGCACATGGCATGGGAGATACTGCGCATGTTATTATTTTCAATAGAGAATATTCTGATGTGGTTACTAACTTTTTGATTGCACAGGTAAAAAGAGAAACAGACCAATCCTTTAGACTAAATTCTCTTATAATGAAAACTTCAAAGGAAGATGAATGGCAGAAATCTAATAAACTAGATGATGAATACTATGATTATTTCAACAAACTTAGAAGTATTGGATTCTTCACAAGTAAGTATGACGCAAGAACATCCTGGGATTTATGTTACCATGAACCTGAGTTTATTGAGCAAACCTATGGAAAGTTTGAAATTGTTAGGGATCTGCGAGTAAAAGATACAGACAAATCAAAAACAGAATTTTACTTATCTGAAAGATGGGGAGAAGATATAAAGATTGATAAAGCTCAAAAAAATGCAAAGTGGCTTTTCATTCATGCAAGTAAGAAAACTTTTTATGGTGAAGGAAAAGCCAATCGAGTTTTTGCAATAGCTCATAAGGACGATGATGGTGAACCTTGTCTTGCCCCAGAAGTCTACTCAGATTATTCAACGAAAGATTATATTCGTGAGTTTGTAAGAGAAACTTAAACTTTTCCCTATACCCCTCCAAAAAGCGTTTTGGTTGTGTTACATGAGTATTCACCCTCATAATCAATCAAAACGCTTTTTAGCACCCTTCTTGGGCTTCATTTGGTATCATATGTAATCTTATGTAGTCTGCATTTACCTTAAAATGGTTTCTTATCATGCAATCTTGTTTCTACACGTGTCGAGAAACGCCCGGTTGGCTTGGTAAAAGTTAGTTTGGTTGCACGCACCTCACCATTTCTATTCTTAGCAACATTGCAAATAATATCATCAGTTGTGGGATCTACTTCTTTCTCTCGATGCATGAGTAAAACACAATCTGCATCTTGTTCTATACTTCCAGACTCACGCAAGTCTGATAGCATGGGATTTCTATTTGCACTTTCTAAGGCTCTGTTGAGTTGAGAAAGGGCAAGCACAGGAACTTCATACTCCATTGCCATACTTTTTAGCGCTCGTGAGATTGCACTCACCTCTTGCACTCTTGAGTCATGCCCAGGTGAGGAGAGTAGCTGCAAGTAATCGATAACGATTAAACCAAGCTCGCCTTCAAGTCTTTGCTTGGCAATGAATGCTTCAATACTTTGCATGGTGGCTTGGTTATCATCCTTGAATGTTATAGGCCAACCTTGCATTGCTTGCACTTGTGTCTCTAGCTTTTGCTTATGTCCTGCATTGAGAAACCCCTTGCCTGTAGGTTTGCGCACACCACTAGCATTGGAAAGTAATCTACCAGCACATTCAGATGATGACATTTCCAAGCTTGCATAACTTGCACGCAGGCCACGCTTTGCAGTCTCATAGGTCATCTGTATTGCTAATGCACTCTTTCCAACTCCTGGGCGTGCTGCAAGCACATACAAGCTACCTTTCTTGAAACCACCTCCAAGAATAGCATCTAACTTTTCCAATCCTGTGGGGATTGCTTGTGTACCACCTGCATCTACTTCAAGAAATTCTGCAAATGCTTCTTTACTTGCAGCACCACAACTTACCACGCCTTTACGTTGACTGAGTGACTTTGCAATGGTGTTTACAAATGTCTGACTTATCTCTTCTGCTGGCTTGCTCTCTTTTAAATCATCGTTTGCTTGCCATAATGCACGCTCCACACTTCTCGTGTTACGATGGTTTATTAAATATTCAATGTATCTTTCAATGCCACCACCACCATACTTCTCGCTCAAAAAGATTACTTCTTGTTTCAGCTCTGGATGTTCTATGATTAAATCAATCTCATTGGCAGGTGCTAACCGTAAGCACGTTTCAAAGATCGTGGAACGATCCATGCTAGA